GAGCTTAGATCCATGGAAGGAGTTATCCTTTCGGGTGAAGCAGGTGTTTTTCGAACTGAGGTGCTCGGTGTTCAGGTATTAAAATCTAACCCACTCCATAAAAAGAGTGCGTTGAATTATATGCCTGAGAATTCACAAGTTGAGTACTATGGTTCATGCCCGGGTAGGGCGGTGAGCAAGAGTGATGTTAAGGTTACACCTATTAGTGAGCATATCACTGATGTGTGTGGTGTGCCTAACATTTACCAAGGACCGAAAATGAACCCTGATTGGTTTGGTTGGCAGAATTGTCTCTCCAATCTTGCTGTACCTGCGCATCCATTCCCACCTCCTCTCGTTGAGATGGCTGTTAAGGACTACAAGGAACCACTTCTCGACATATTCCGCAGTGACATGTGGTGTGGTGCCAGACCTTTGTCTGACAAAGAGAATTTGTGTGGTGTGCGTGGCGTCAAATTTATGGATGCCATCAAACTAAACACATCAATTGGATTCCCACTGTCTGGTCCTAAGCGAGACCATGTCATAGAATTGGAACCTACGGAGGAGTGGCCAAACAACCGAGAGCTGGAGTCCGTCTTGATGGATGAAATCGAGTACATCGAGAATTGCTACCGGAGAGGTGAACGAGCGTATACTATAGCTAAGGCGTGTAAAAAGGATGAAATCCTTTCAAAAGACAAGTGCCGTGTTTTCTACGGTAACTCTCTTTCGTTAACCTATCTAATACGCAAGTACTATCTCCCAATTATGCGTGTATTGCAAATGAATCCACTAGTGTCCGAATGTGCTGTTGGCATTAATTCGCATGGACCTGAGTGGCAGCAATTTCATGAGCACACGATGAAGTTTGGGCAAGATAGATTGTTCGGTGGTGACTATGGCAAGTATGATCAGAAGTTGCCTTCTCAGGTTATCTTTGCATCCTTGCGAATCTTAATTGATTTTGCCAGGTGCTGTGATTATTCTGAAGAAGATATCCGTATCATGGAAGCTATGACGGGTGACATTGTGTTTGCTTACATTGCTTTCAATGGCGACTTGATTGGTCTGACTGAGGGAACCCACATTAGTGGTAATTCGCTTACAGTCATTATCAATAGCTTGTGTGGTTCAATTAACCTACGTTGTGTTTTCTACACGTTGTACCCTGCTGCAAGTTTCGAATCGAGACTTAAGTTTAGGGACAATGTGGCAGCTATGACGTATGGTGATGACAACATCGGCACAGTGAGACAAGGATGTGACAAATTCACTATTAAGAGTTGTTCTGAAATTCTTGGTGAATATGGACAAGTCTACACTATGCCTGATAAGGAGTCTGAGCTGACAAGCTACTTGCCACCCGATGAATTTGAATTTCTCAAACGCAAGAGTGTCTGGCATCCAAAGCTAGGTGTTCATCTGGGAGCTCTTCTGGACAAATCAATCTACAAATCTCTACATTGTTTCATAAGAGGTAAGAATTGTCCGATGACAGAGGAGCACGCATGTGCGCAAAACATCGATACTGCACTTTCCGAATGGTTTAACCATGGTGAGGAAAAGTATGAGCAGCAGCGTGAGTTAATGCGTGAAGTCGCAACTCGTGCAAATGTGCGTCACATGTGTGAAGGCTTGGAACTCAGCTACAATGATCGTAGCGCGGATTGGGTTGCCAAGTATGGGGAGTAGATCCCACCGTCACTGCGGAGACGTTAAATCCGCCCCAGTTTCAAATCTGATGGTTAGCAAAATTGATGTGTGTATATGGATACCATGATTGTTTGATCTTTTTGTGTTTTGTAAATATTTCATAGGCTTTGCACACGTGAAGGGTCCCTAATGGGGAATCGAGAGATGGGTACACCCTGCCCACTGTAAATACAACGCTTCGTGTTGGTTGATCCGCCACACGTCTTGTACATATATGGATTACTCAAAATTCAATTTATGAGAACCTACCTCAGGTAACAGAGGAATATTGTAGGATTATTGATTCCATTACAGTGCCAACTGTATGGACACAATACCTCCCGGCCTACAATACATTATGCCCTGACTGTAAAGTCATGGGGGAGGCATGTTGGTGCAACATTATTGCACCCCAATCAGGTATGGAGATGTCCGCTGATGGAACCACGAATGACAACCGCATTATGCGTCTAGCTGGAGAGCAGAAGCAAGAAAATGTGCGGTTTTCTGATCAAGTGGACCCATACCTGTACGATATTGACTCTGCAGTTGATTCCACTCGGAAACTGCAAGATTCTTCTGATGCAACTTTGGAGCGCTTCTTTTCGCGCCCTATTAAGATTGCTGAAGAGGAGTGGTCAACATCGACAACCTTGGGCTTCGATATTGACCCGTGGGATTTGTATTTTGCCAATCCCAGGGTTTCTAATCGTTTGTCCAATTTCAACCTGTTGAGAGCGAAGTTGCATGTTAAGGTTGTTATTAATGGAAATGGTTTTCAGTATGGCCGAGTTCTCGTGTCCTACCTACCATTTGAAATTTATGACACCCTGTCCACTAATGCTGCACTAGTCAGAGAAGATCTGGTGCAAGCATCGCAACAACCAAGGATCTTTTTGGATCCTACAACCTCTCAAGGGGGAGAAATGGTACTACCCTTCTACAACTATTGGAATTACAGTTCTATACCTGATACACAATGGAATGAACTTGGAACGTTGTTTTTCCGTAGTTTGAATACACTGAAGCATGCGAATGGTGCTTCTGATGTAGTCACGGTGTCTGTTTTCGCATGGGCCGAGGACGTTGAAATGGCTGTTCTAACTTCGGTTGAACAGGGCAACATTGGTCCTCAGTCTGGAAAAGAGATTGACATCGCGAATGAGAAGGGTGTGGTATCCGGACCTGCAACATCCGTAGCAAAAGTGGCAGGGGCACTTACTAGTGTTCCCATGATTGCACCTTTTGCACAAGCAACCGAGATGGTCGCCACAACGACAGCATCGGTTGCGAAGATGTTTGGGTATTGTAGACCTCCAGTCACTAAGAATCCTGAGCCTTTCAAACCTACGCCAGCTTCTTCATTGGCCTTGACCAATGTTGCTGACGGTGTTCAGAAACTTACGATAGATGACAAACAGGAGCTCTCCATAGACCCTCGCATCACTGGCCTGGGTGGTATGGATTCTTTGAACATTAAGGAGATTGCTAAGAGGGAGTCGTATCTTACAACTTTTAGTTGGAATATAGGTACAGCCCCCGAAACTTTACTCTGGAATGCTCGTGTTGATCCATGCACCTGGGCTGAAAATTCAGGTCCACCCGTCTCGTATCACTTTCCGGCTTGTGCTATGGCTGCACTGCCTTTCAAGTACTGGACGGGTACTATGCGATTCCGCTTTCAGATTGTTTGTTCTGCTTTCCATAAAGGTAGATTGAAGATCGTTTACGATCCTAATTTCTTTGCTTCCAATGAGTACAACACCAATTATCTCACGATTATTGACATAGCAGACAAAACAGACTTCACTGTGGAAATCGCAAATGGGCAAGATTATACTCTACTAAATCATGCCCTGCCGGGAGTGGATTCTGTCACCACAATGTACAGCACTACACCTTATATTTCGAATCCTAGCCCAATCCGGGGTAATGGAGTCGTTGGGGTGTATGTGGTGAATGAACTTACTACTCCCAACTCAACTGTGAACAACGATATTGAAGTTAATGTTTTCGTTTCGATGGGTGATGACTTTGAAGTCTTCGTCCCAGATGATCATTTCCAATATTTCGTTGCTAAACCACAGTCT